CTTTTAACTCTGATAGAAATAAACTTCAATTAGCTTTTATGTGGGCTAGTAAATTGACTAGAGCATCTGTGCTTAGTGGCTTGAATGTATTATATAAATTAGCTTCTGCTGCAACTATTGGTGGTGCATTAAAAAGAATACCAGAGCAAGCAATAGGTAATGTTTATTCTAAAGTCTTTAAAGGTATAGCGGAAAGAGCGCCAATTGAAGGTTATACTTATGCAAAATCTGAGGCAAAGTTTTACAAAGACTTCTTTAATCCTAAAAAGTTTTGGAATAATACAAGACAAATCTTAACAGAAGGTCAAACAGAATTCTCAAGCAAAATGGGCAAAATGCCAGATGTTTTCTTAACCGAATTAACTATTCCGGGAGAACAAACTGGTGTAAAGGCTAAGTTTAAAAAAGCATTAGGAATTTTTGAAAAAGCTATTACCGTTCCTATGAATTTGCACATGGTTATAAAAGATCCGTTAAAAAGAGCAACATTTGAAGCTTCTTTTGAAAATGGATTAATTTGGGCTGAGAAAAATGGCCTTGATATAAATGATCCGTTAGTTGTAAATTCAATTGAAAATATGGCTTATAAAAGAGCCAATTATGAAATTTTCATGGAAACTAATAAGGTTTCGGAATTATTTAACAAACAAAAATCAGTTTGGGAAAGAAGCGGATCGACAGGGGGTGCAGCTAAATTTTTAGCTGCATTGGAAAATGAAGAATTAGCGATTGAAGGTGCCTGTGTAGCTGCCTGATAACGGGCAAAAACATCTTCAGCTTTAATTGCACCGGGAGTGCCTTCAAATGCTCTAGCTAATTGAGCGGGATCAATTTGGTTAGCGTCCATGTACTGTGCGGCAGCTAAATCATTGATGCCTGCATTTTTTGCAAAGTAATCCCGAATACTTTGATCGGTCACGGCATTGGCTTTATTTTGCGCGGCAATTGCCGCTGCATCGCCCGCGTTTGCGGCTGCCGCTTGAGCATACCGCGCATCAATACTTTGAACGGAACCCGTGGGAACACCTTGCATGCCGACGACTTGGGCAACTTGAGGCGCCTTAATTCCAAAATAATCCATTTGTTGAGCAACTGTTTGATCAGTTGCGTTTGGATTAGCCTTTAAATAATCCATTATTTGTTGATTCTGAAGGGCAACAGGTTGACCTTGAAATATCGTTCTGTCCGCAGCAGCTTTATCCGCAGCAGCTTTATCCGCAGCAGCTTTGGCGGCAGCGGCTCTGTCCGCAGCAAGTTTATCCGCAGCAGCTTTATCCGCAGCAGCTTTAGCGGCGGCTGCAGCGGCAGCATCGGCGGCAGCTTTATCAGCGGCAGCTTTTTGTGCTGCACTTAATTCAGGTGTTGTATCGTAGTTGATGGGGGGAGCAACAGGATTTAATACATTGGTGTAGCCCGTAGTATTGTTGTAAGGCTGATCCACAACCGTAGGTGTGTAAGGCTTGGCCAGAGTTGCGGCATTTGTAGCTTGTGCTTGCGTGAACTTGTCCATGGTTGGCTTAAACGCAGCTTGACGAGCAGCTATGGCAGTGGCTGCAATACCTGCTGGTACGTCATACGACAGGCCAGCGTTGATATTTTGGTAAGCGTTGGTAAAACCGGCGGCTTTCTTGGCCGCTTTTGCGTCAGCTACGGCCTTGCGATTTGCTGCTTGGGCAGCTTCTTTTTCTGCAGCAGCAGTAGCGGCGGCGGCAGCGGTTTCTGCTTTGTCAAAAGCGGTACGGCCTTCTGCTTGGCCAAACTTTGAGTAGTGTTCATAGGCGTTTGCAAACTCACCTTTAGCAATCGCAGCAGCAACATCTGGATTGGCCTTAAGATATGCCGTTTCGTCAAAATTGGCGGCCGTCATGGCTTTCCCTGCCACGTCAGAAACGCCTGTCAAACCACCGCCGGCATAACCCTTAGGGTTCATCAACGCAGTAATACCCAAGCCTGTTTCAAAGGTAGGTAAAGGCATGTTCTGACCAAAAATAGGCGCGCCAAATTGGTCGTATTTGACTCCGGGTAAACCCTGAACATAGTAATTACGCTGATTTCCGCCCTCAGCAATACGCTGAGTCACAGGCTTCATTAACTCTGGGCGCAGTGTCGAGGCACTAGCTTGAGTGGGCTTAAATCCGCCGCCCAAGGCTAATGCACCGATGCCGGCTGCGGCCATGGGGCCGTAAGTAGACAAAACGCCGGGTAGCGCATTTTTGTACGCAGTTTGATAGGCGGTTTCCAACATGGCAGGAGTAGCTGATGGCGTGCGTGCCAACAGGGCATCTTGCGCTGCCTTTCCTGCTTGCTCTGCAGCAGGAACACCTTGCTGTTGAATACCAGAAGGAGAAATGTTTTCGTTGTAAAAAGTCTTTGCTCTGTCCAAAAACGAAGGATCAGTAGGAGGCGCAACACCCTGTGGTTTTGCCAAAGAACCCGGAAATTCCGTAGCGTCAGCAGGGGGAGTTGTTGGGAACGTCCCGTATGACGTAGCCCTTCCAGACGCATCAGTAAAGGGACGAATCTCTGTATTAGGAGGAGCTTGAAGTGTCCCATCTGGGCCCGGTACTACAGATAACTTTTTAGGCGTAAATACCTGCTCGTTTGCATTAGCAGGAGTTTCTATAAATTGACGATTATCTATGGCAGGAGTATTTGCATATGTCTGTGCATCAATACCAAACTCATCGGGGCGAATAGCAGGATAAGGCTGTGTTGGAGCCATGCCTGCCACTTCTCCTGTCGCAGAAATGCTGGGAGCTTGAATAGGGTTATAAAATGCTTCAGGATTGGTCTTATATAAGTTCCCAGCATATGCTTCGCGAGCCGCATTTGACGTAGCGTTATCCGTCAATGCTCCCCGAGCCGTGTACTCTGGGAAGGGAGGAGCCTTAAGCATCCCAGTAAGCTTATCGACCTGACCGCCCACTGTTGTGGGACCGGTATACGCAGTGTCAAAGCCTTGTGTAACTCCGCCAATAGCGCCGGCAGTCAAACCACCAATAGCGCCTGCTTTCAAAGCATCTTTCAGGTTACCGCCACCGAGCAGGGTAGAACCAGCAGAGCCCACAAAACCGCTGACCGCTGCAACACCAGCAGCAGAAGTCGCACCAACCATACTGGCTGCCGCAGGGCCTAAAAAGAAGCCGAGGGCCACGGTCGTAACAACCTTGCCCACGGTGCTGCTTGCAAAGCTCTTAATGGCATTGCCAATAGACTTAAAAAGCTTGCCCAATGAGAAATATTCTTTTAATCCTGTCTTAGGATTCGTGGTCCCCGCACCGCCTTTGCGGCGAAGCATACGTGCTTCGGCAGGTGTGATGTGGGCAAGCATGGTGTCGCCATTACGGCCGTAATCAGCAACTGCTTTGGAAATAGGCTTGAGTTCAGCAATACCGCCTTTGGCAAACGCTTGTTCGCCCGCAGGCTCGGCAATCATCTGTTCAACGGCCATGTTCAAGGCACTGAAGAAGTGACCATCAAACTCCGCAGGCAACAGATCTTCTGTCACGCCCATGGCTTCATACTTCTGTTTGACCTGCGCGTAGTTGTCAGGATTGGCCAAAACCTCATCAACCATGTTGTTGAGCATGTCCAGCACTTCCATCGGGACATCAAGTTTGTCCAGTTCAGCCTTGAACTTGGCAACTTCTTGTGGATCTACCTGAGAAGCACCGGCCAAAATCTCATCGGAAAACTCCTTAGGCGACACAGTTTGCCGCATCTGGTCATAGATTGCCGCTGTATCGGGATTAGCATAAGGATTCATATCCTCTTGGGGCATATCCATTGCGGTTTGGGGTGCTGTTGCCATGACAATTCCTTAGCTTAATGCCTATATTATGGAGTAACTGTACCTACTGCGCCAGTACTACTGACACCTGTGAGGCTACGGGTTATGGTGCCCCCAACGGGGCTAAGTGATCCAACTGAACCTGAAGCAGAAACTCCAATTGCTTTAATTGGGACTTTAATGCGCAGCAGGTTGGTTCCGGTTTGCAAGGTTCCACCTTGCGTATCTCTGTAAACATCACCTAAACGTAAATTAGGAAAATCAACGTCCGTGGGCAGTGTCTCTAAATTCAAATTTAATGAAGTTCCACCTATATCCCCGGGGTTAGATAGCTGATTGAAAAACAATCGCAAAATGCTATTTAACTGGTCCTGATAGTAGCGTTGATATGCTTCAGGAGCCAGCGGTAGATTAGGAGGAGCTACATTTAACTGCGCCATCAGCGTCTGCCATCCTGACGAATATCAATACGAGGTGCACCAAGCTGCCACGTTGTACCGGCACGTGTAGAGCCTACTTTAAAGATCATCTGACGCCCGCGCACGCGTGTGTAAATTTGACCCGTAAATTCTTCCGTCACCGTGTACGTAGTACCCCCCGAGGTTACCGGCGCGCCAACAGCCGTTCCTGTACCAGAGCCCGAGTTTTGCATTGGGTACAAAGTCATTTGTACCTGTGCAGGATCGGTGGCCGCGGCGCTTGATCCGTTGAACGTGATATCTGGCAACATGCGCCAGATAAAGCCAAAGTTGTGGCCATCTCCAATGTCAAATTCAGACGAAGAGATGTACGCTTCAATTGGCACTTGACCATAGTTTTCCGCATCATCCACACCTTCTTCTTGGTTGACAATGTTATTGCTGTAAGTTGCAGCAATTGGGAAAGGCAGCAGGCCGCTATCTAACCATGCAGAACGTTGCATAGAGCCGTAATACCAAACATTTTCCAAGTAGTTAAACACCACATAGCGGTCAACAACAATGCTTTCGGCAGAACAATAGAACCACCAAACTTCATTAAAACCTTCGTTGGTTCCAGCAAAAACTTGCTGGTTCTGAAGCTTATTAAAGTCATTAAATACAAACCGGCGCAGGTCACAATTAAGCGTCTGCACACGGCCATCGTACATGTAGAACTTGTCCACACCCATCCAGTACACCACGCCAGAAGCAATGGCCGCGGCGTTGGGACCGGCAATAGAAGTGTTGTCGCCAAGCAGTTGGATGCCCCACACAAAAGGTGGGCCAAGGTATTGCATTGAATACACTGCTTGATCCGTCAAAACCACAATCTCTTGACGTGTCTGGATGGCTGCAACAATCTCTGAGCCAATAGACAACCGAATGCTACCTGCCTGATTGGTGGCTGATGGTGTCCAAACAAACGGGCTTTCCTGATCGCTCCAACGAATCAGCATTGGATCAAGCGCTTCGTTTGCAAACTCATTTGATCCAAACAGAATCACAAAACGTGAGCTGTCAGACACCAGTAAATAGTTGTGCAAGATAGGCGCATTGACATCTTCTACGCCATAGATATTCACACCGCGTTGAGAGATAAATTGCAGTCCAGACTGCATTCCAGAAGTTGTAATAGGGGGCCCTGCAATCGTAGAAGATACACTGAAATTATTGGCAGAAGCACTGACCACAAAATAAGTAGCTCCCACAGTCAATCCGGTTGGAAGCGCCCCTGTGGATTCAAACTGCACCAATGTGCCATTGACTAGTGAATACCCCGCCGGCATTGTGATAACACCGGGAGCAGCAATCGTAATGGTTACTTGAACAGGCTCTACCGCTTTTTCAGCGTTCCAGTAATAAACACCCTGTCCTCGGGCCCCGTAAATCAAATCTTGACCATAGTTGCGCGCATTCCACAACTGCAAAGGATTGGCTTCGGTAGTTCCTACACCCCACTGGCCCGAGCCCCACGGACCAGCGCCCCAGCCATTTAATGGCGCTTGCGTAGCAGGGCCCACATTGACTTGATATTGCGTTACAACAGTGCCACCACCGGGGGAACCAGAAACGTCTGTCGCATTACTGACCGCATCTACCGTGATGGTGTATGTGTTGTCATCAATAATTTCTGTAATAACAAACTCACCCGTCAGTTTAGCTGCCGTGATATTGCCACCAAGGCCCGTGATCCCTGCTCCGCTGTAAGTGACGTAGCTGCCTGCAACACAACCGTGGTCTGTGTCAGATACTGTGACAACAGAAATGCCAACAGTGGCAACGCTAAATGGGTTTGTCAGTACGACTGTGCTGCGAATAGGCGTGATGTCAAAGAAGTAGCCGCCTTGGTTGATGTAAAACTTCTTGTCTGTTCCAGCGCTGACAAGATTTTGGCCGGCAAGTGTTGTCCAGTTCCACAAAGAACGGCAAACGCCTAAAAACTGATTGACCGAGAACCGAGTCCACCCGCCAATCTTTTCAGGAGTACCTTGACGAAAACGGATCTTGTCGCACTCGTACCAGCCGCCTTCGTTGGTATAGCGTGTGTTTTCTCGGTTGACACCCGGCTTAAACAGAATCTTTTGTAATGGCATCGGTCAATCCAGTAAGGCGCACTCAGCCGTGCGGCGTTTTAACAAGCCCGGCAATACCTTGCCGCCACCTTTAGTCCAGAGCATCAATTGTTCCTTGGCTCCTTCCCAATCATTGGCGTTGATTTTCCTCTTTAACGTACTTGTTTGCAAGCGCCCAGTGCCTAAGTTATAGCAAAAATCCACGATGGCATTGCACTTACGTACATCCGTAATCAAGCCGGGGCAATTACGCAGAACACCGGGTAGGTACGTATGCTCAAGCTCAATCATCAAAAGCGCCCTAGCCGTGGGTTCATCCATTGGAGCATCTTCCAAAGTTACCTTGCGTTTATCTGCGTAATAGGTAGAGCCGTAGCCAATTGTAGCCACGCCAGCCGGACATAAATACGGCTTGGCGCGGTAGCCCTCAAACTGACGGCACAGAGCAGCGGCTAACTCTAGGTTCATATGCCGCGCTGTTTAAGAGTTCTATCGAGGAACCAATAGTTAATTGTTCCAGACAGCAGGGCTGAGAAGTCAGGTGTCATCATGGTTTTGAACACTTCTACGGCTGGCGCACCGGCAAGCCATGCATTCCATGCAAACCATACGTGGATGAAACTCCACACAAACAGCACCCAGTATGTAACCACTGGACGGACTGATGCAGATAAAGATGCGACCCAACCGCCTGCTGCTTTGACCATCTCGGCCTGCTGGGTGATTGCATTGTTGAAGGCATCCATAACCCCAACGTCCATAGCAGCTTCCCGCTGCGCGCCTATCTCAGCTAACTTCATCTGCCCGCGCTGGGCTTCTAGTTCGCACTGGTTTTTAAACATTGCCAATTCGTGCTGGCGCTCGTTCTTCTTATCAAAGAACTTCAGCACCTCGGGTGCCATACGGAAGATGCCGCCAAAGATGGAGCCTAGCAAGCCCCCAGAAAGAATGTCTAACATTTGTGATCCTTTTTAGTTTCGTCATTTTGCATGAGTTTGATACCAGACAGGAACCCAATCATGCCGCCGATAAGAGTAGAAAACGCGGGTGAAATCATCTTGAATATTTCTGCGTTGTCCACTTCCTTTGCCCACAAACCGAGCATAAAGCTGATTACCATAGCCAAAACAGAGATGCACAGGGTGGTGCTTACCATCAGCGTGACCCACAGGGTCAGCTTGTCCTTGGTGTCCATTGACACTTTTCTTACTGGTCTGGGTGTCGGCTTTCTGGTCATACATAAATATCCAGCTTACGGTTGGTAAAAATCTCAAGGCTAAGTTGGTTGCGTTCTGCCTTCTTCACATACAACTCAAACTCAAGAGCTTCAATTTTTATATCTACCTTCTTCATCTTCAGCGCCTGCTTGTAGTCTTCAGTCAGCTTTTCAGCCCTGCGTTCAAGCGCATCTGTTCTATTTGGCTCGCCTCCCGGCTGCACCATCGGATACCATTTGTACAAAGGCGGAATCATTTCTTTTCACGCTCAAGTGCATCTTTATATCCATGAATAACTTTGGCTCTGACTTCTGCGGAATCTGCTGTGCCCGCCCACATAGCCAAATTGTTCCAGATGACTGCTAAATCTTGACTTCTGCAAAACCTTGCATTGTTTGTCAGCCACATTGAAAGTTGCTGATGACGCTCTGACGGATTGTGAATGGTGTGAGCAATTGACCAAAACTCTCGAACATGACATCCATCTTTGGCTGTGGCTCCAACCAGCCCCAACAGTAGTAGCAGTATGAGCCAACGCATTTATCACACCACACTCCATGCAATCATGTACGTGCCAAAGATGACGAAGGCCACAAGGCAGGCTGCGGCAATAAGTGCTTCAGCCCAGTCCCACATTATGCGGGCTCTGCTATTTTTTTCTTGACTTTGGCGGTTATGACTGCTGTCGAGGTGTCCCGATCAATTGTCATGTAGCCTTGGCAAGTGATGTTGTAGTCTACCCCGTTAGCGTCTTTCTCGCTTTTAACGGGGGTCGTAATATCTAGGTTTTTAAACAAGAATTCCTTGCCGTTTTCAAAAACGCGCCAGACGTGATCCATAGAACCACGGCCTTCTTGGCCTCGGCTTTTGTTGAACCTGATCTGGTACGTGTTCATACAATCTCAGCGGCTGGTGGGATAGCACAAGCCTGCGGCTGTGGAATCACGGTCAAGTTGAAGTGCACAAATTTTATTGGCAGTTCTGCCGCATGGCGTGTGAACGAGTGCATCAGCCATGAGTTAGCAAAAATCATCATGCCGGGTTTGGGCGTGAAGTTGATCATCTTGCTTGCAGGTGTTGCTGCGCTCATGTCCTGCTCGGGCAAATCAATCTGAACCTTAGCCGCGCGGGGGTCATGGAACACTACGCGAGAGCAATCTTCTGGTGTCTCAAGGAAGTAAAAGCCTACGATCTGTGAGCCAAAGCCATGTACATGCGCGTCCATTGCAGAGTGCTTGTGGTGCTCTTGTGTCCACATCTCTGTAAACTGCACCGCCATGTTCTGCATGGCGTAACCCTGTTCATTGAGAATGTTCCAAGCAGTAGCGCCGACAAACTCAGAGAAGCCTGCCATGCGTGGGTCAGCAAAGTAACTACCCGTCATGTGCACTGGATAAATATCATTAAGCGGGTGGGCTTTCTTAGCGACTTCTAAACCTTCTTCAGAGACGGCGTTAACCGCGTCTAAGAAGTCAGGGCGCTCAATGATATAGATGGGGCAAGGAAAATGGTACGCAACCTGAAGTTGTGTATTTTGAACGACTTGAGCCACTGACTCAGCAGCTTTGCATACTTTTTCTTTTGACTTCTTTGTGGCGGTCTTTGCCATGGTTCTCTCCTTGTTAGTTGGGCTATCAGTTTACAACCTGTACCCACTGCCAAGCAAGGAAATCAAAAGTATATTGGTTTTCATCAGCGGGTTTAACTGGAGTGTCTTTCCAGTTGTTGTCTGCGCCGCACCAGAAAGTCATAATGCCTTGACTAATTTTAATTTCGTCTTTTGCAGGGCGCGGTATTGGTGGTTCGTATGTAAGAGTTTCTTCGTTAAACACCCATGCAGCCCAATTTTCAGCTTGAGGACGCGCCGCCCATGCAGATTGAGCCGATTGAGTAATTGTTTGTTTTTTGGCTTCACGCTCTTCAGCAGTCATGTCGCGCTTGTGCCATACGTCTTTGTATACGCCGTCAATCAATTCGTATGTGGCATCCTCAGATACCATGACTTCGTACATGCCTAACACAGGGCGCTCAACACGCTCAAATCGAGCAAACTCAGCAGGTAAGTTATTTACGTCAATATCAGGGAATGCCTGACGGAAGTTGTCCCCAAATATTGGGTGTTCAAACGGCTGACCGTCTTTGATGCGAATAAAAAGTTCCATTATTTATCTCCAAAAAATTAAGGTGAGCCTACGCAAGTTGATGGGTAAGTTCTGGTGTTTCCGGGCCAAATAATTCTAAGATACCCATTGCCGCCAGTACCAGAGCCGGTTGCTGGTATTAACGTGCCGCCAAAACAATAATTGGATCCAGTACCGCCGCCTCCACCATAAGAGCCTCCGCTCCCGCCAACGGCGACTCCAACACCGCATTGACAAAATCTAGTACCTTTAGTACCATTTGCGCCGCCGGAGCCACCTAAACCAATACTAGCGCTTGAAGTAGCATCATTATTAACGTAAGAACCCCCCGCCCCCGAGCAGCCTTGCCCTGTTGCACCCACGCCCCCACCCCCTGCGCCATAGTATATTCCTCCACAAGGCCAACGCGCCCTAGCTGCCCCGCCACCTCCGCCACCGCTACCCGCAGAGCCATTAGCAAATCCAGTGCAAGCAGCGTTGCCGCCGTTACCAGCATACCCAGCCGCGCCACCGCCGCCATAACCACCCTGACCACCACTGTATTTCACAGCCCCTAAGCCACAACTTGCGCTACCGGGATTTGGGCCAGCACCACCGGCAGCTTTAATATTTAAACTAGAAATTCTTACGCCGCAAACTCCGTTGCTTACATTAACTGTATAAGAAGTTCCGGGTGTAACAGATATGTTATTTCTATAAGATAATCCGCCACCACCACCGCCATTTATAGCTTGACCGCTGCTTATACATCCATTACCGCCAGCCCCAATTGCAAGAATTGAAACGCTAGTTACACCTGCGGGTACAACCCATGTATACGCAGTGCATCCAGTACGTGCGCCTATGGTATATGCTTGAGAACCTGCGGCTGTAGAAGTTGTGATGCTATTACTCGCTGCGCTTGCAGGGCCAGTACCGCCCGGGGAGGTTGCTATAACAGTGAACGTATAAGAAGTAGATGCAGTTAATCCACTAACAGTAATAGGCGATGTGCCTGTATTGTTAAATCCACCGGGGCTAGAAATTGCTGTATAAGTAACCCCTCCCGTGCCTAAATCAGTTGGTGCAGTAAACGCAACCGTAGCCGTGCTCGAACTTGTAGCAGTAGCCGTACCAATCGTAGGAGCGCCGGGGCTGCGTGGCCAGATGCCTTGCTTGGTGTAATTCTGTGCTTGGTCAAGCGTCCAGATACCCTTAGCCGACGAAGTTGTCGGAGCCGTTGGGTTCTTGGTGATGATGCCACCGGGATATTGTTTAATGCTCATTTACAAGTCACCTGTATTAGTCGATGGGAATGAACGCGATGTGCCGGGCCAGATAATCCGAACTGCGCCTTCACGACCAACTCCGCCAAAAGCACTAGAAGCTCCCCAAGCACCAGCGCCACCACCCCCAAAAGTACCCCCACGGCCACCTTCAGCAGTTCCTGTAAAGCAGCCAGAACAGCCCCCACTACCACCTTTACCTTCACGGCCTGTTGCTGGAGAGCCGCCAGCACCGCTTGAACCTTGTCCAAGAATGCCTACACCACCACCGCCACCAGTAAACGTACCACCACCGCCACCACCGCCACATCCCGCAACACCACTTGTGCCACTTGGTTTTCCAGCGCCTCCACTACCTGAATATCCACCACCGCCACCGCCGCCGCCAGAGAAGCAACTTGAAGTGCCACCACCCGTACCACCACTACCGCCGCCATCTCCTGTAAATGACCCACCTGCGCCGCCACACGCACCTCCACCAGAAGCAGATGCAGAGCCACCTATGCCTCTTACTGTACCCGTAGAAACAAAATAACTTGTGCCCCCGTTCGTGCCCGCACCGCCTGACGAACTACCTCTTGCACCTCCAGAGCCAACTACTACGGTGTAAGAACTACCGGGTGTAACGGTGTAGTTGTTTTTGTAACCAAGGCCGCCGCCACCGCCACCACGACCCGGGGTAGGAGAAGATGAGCCGCCACCACCCCCGCCGCCACCAACCGCAACAACAGAAACCGAATTCACACCAGAAGGAGCAACCCAAGAGTAAGTGCCGGGGGAGCAGTATGCTTGTTGCCCAACAGTGGCAGGAGTTACGCTATTAGATGCCGCACTCAATGGGCCATAGCCAATTGAATTAGTTGCTTGGGCTTTAAATGTATAAGCCGTTCCAGTAGTCAGGCCAGATATCGTAATAGGAGAAGATGCCCCTGTGTTTGAAACACAACCGGGAGTTGAAATAACTCTATATCCAGTCACACCCGCAGGAAATCCTGTACAAGCAGGCGCAGTAAACGTTACCGAAGCAGTCGTTGCCGTAGAAGAAGTTGCCGTACCAATCGTAGGCGCACCCGGCGTTGCAGGCCATGTACTTGCACCCCTTGCTTGCATCTGCTGGGTGACTGTCCAAATTCCAGAAAAATTAGGCATTACAAGTTTCCTGTATTCGTTGATGGGAATGAACGTGTGTTACCGGGCCAGATAATACGGACCGCACCGCCAGCACCGACTCCGCCTGTTCCGTTATATCCGCCAGCACCGCCGCCGTATGCGCCACCATTTCCAGCGAACAATGTTGGAACACAACAAATAACATATCCAGAACCTGAACTGCCTTGTGCGCCTCCAGAACCGCCACCGCCGCCTGCGCCAGAATTGCCACTGCCGTTTGAACCTTGTCCAAGAAGCCCAACACCTCCACCGCCTGCGCCACCTCTAGGCGGAGACATGCCATATTGCGCACCGCCACCGCCGCCTCCCCCCGCACCACTACATCCGGGGTTGTTAAGTGTCCCTGCGGCACCGCGTCCACCTGTACCTGAGTAACCGCCAGCACCGCCGCCGCCGGAGCCACCAGAGCATCGGGAAGCGCCGCCGTTACCGCCACCATCCCCAGTGTATGTTCCGCCACTCACCGTACCGGGGTAGTTACTAGGGCCGCCGCCGCCTTTCACTACACAAGTAGAAACAAAATAAGAATTTGAACCACCACAGCCGTTGTATGCGCCGCCACTACCAACCACTACAGTGTAAGAACCACCGGGTGTAACTGTGTAGTTGTTTTTGTAACCTAAACCACCGCCAGAGCCGGGATAACCACCGCTACCACCTCCGCCACCACCAACAGCAACAACTGAAACTTTGGTCACGCCTGTTGGCGCAACCCATGAATATGAGCCAGCGGTTGTGTATGCTTGTTGTCCAACAACAGGGGCTGTTGGTGTTGCAGAATTAGAAGCCGCGCTAGGGTAGCTTGGCCCATAAGCGTTGGTAGCAATAACTTTAAACGTATACGCAGTACAGTTGGTAAGCCCCGCCACAGTTAATGGAGAAGAACCGCCCGATGCTGTTTTAGTTCCCGTAGTGGTGCAGTATGCCGTATACGAAGAAATAGCACCGCCGCCAATACAAGAAGGCGCAGTAAAGGCCACGCTTACAGAGCCACTAGTTGCAGAATCTGTAGCAGTGCCAATTGTAGGGGCGTTAGCAACCTTCAGGGCGTTGTACCCCGGCAAAACAATACCAGCTTGATAGCGTTGGGACATGTGCCACCCCGATCAAGAAGAAATGTTTTCGTAGCTGATTGTGTATGAAATAGCAGAGCTTGTACCGCTAGTCACTACGATGGATTGATTCTCCATCAAGTAAATTGCTGTTGTTTTATCCACTGCAATCAATGACGCATTAGCTGGTACAGACACTGCTGATACCACTGGGTACGCTGTACCGCCGCCAGCCGCTGCACTGTTAATGGTCACTGTGACGTTAGCCGCAGAACCCGTCACATTTGCGCACACAATCTGATTGATCTTGTAGACCAGACCAGAAGACGCTGCGTTTGACAGCAACGTATTGGCGGATGTATTTGACGGTGTGAGATAAGTTGTTGTGCCGTAAATTGCGGTAACGGCGACAATATTAGGGTTTGCCATGTTTGCTCCTTAGAATCCAAAAATCATTGCGAGGGCGATAGATTTACCAGTGGTAACTCCAGAACTACCGGGGTTTGGCTGGCTTGACCATGTTGCGCCATTTGAAGTCAAGACATTACCAGCAGTACCAGCAGCAATGAATGAAATATCAGGCGTTGTTCCCCCAGAAGAGATGACGGGAGAAGTGCCTGTCACTGCTGTCACTGTACCACCGGCAACGGGTGCCCACGTACCATCACCACGCCAGTATGTACTTGATGTTGCGCCAGTACCAGAATTTAAATTGGCAACAGGCAAATTGCCAGTGACTTCAGAAGCCAAGTTCACAATACTTGAAGCTACTTTTACAAAGTCAGAACCATTCCAAGCGACCAACACTTTATAGCCATTTGAAACCGTTACGCCCGCTGTGGGGCCAGAGCCTACAATTTTGACTGACTGCCCGCCACTTGTAGCGTTAACAATAATGTAAGACTTAGACTGCGCTGGGGCTGTAATTGTTGTCAGGCCAGTACGTGCGCCTGTGCACAATAGAATGGCTTCACGAGCTTGGTTTGCCGCACCATTTGTGGTGCTTAGTGTGACGTTAGCATCTGTAGTTAAAGTTGTTGTACCTGCAATAGCAGAGTCAATCAAGTCAGTGATTGAGACGTTAACAACCGTACCCCATGTGCCAGACAAATCTCCAGTAGTTGGAAGCGCCAGACCAAGGAGCGGTGAAAAATTGGTTACTGCCATGTTAGTCCTTTAATCACTTAAAATGCGCATCGCTTGCGCATACGCTTTTGACGCAGCCGTGCTTGTTTGAAATGTGGGAGCTACACCCGTACCGTTAGATGTTAACAGTTGACCCGATGTTCCAACATTGGTAGATGCTACTGCATACCCTGCTGGATAGGTAACAAATACATCTTTTGTGCCAGCAGAAAAGTTTAATGCGCTAGGTTGTGTGCCTGAACTATTAGCCAATACAGTAGTACGAGATAACGTAGTACCGGCTGATCCGTACGTGCCAATACCAACTTCCCATTCATTGCCAGTCTGACCTGCAATCGTGTAATAAGTTGTATTGGCGTTACCAATAACAGCAAAGGATTGATAGCCTGTTGAAGCTCCAAGCAGAGTCACCGTACCCGTACCAGCCGTGGTGGTAGTCTCTTTAACGCGATCTGCTAAAACAAGTGCCATAGTATGTCCTTACACAACCATCTCTACTTCAACCCAATCAGGTGTTTGTGAATTGGTTATATTTTGCCAGTTTGGAATCTGATTGTCATCTATTGTTGTCCAATAAAAATAATTTACCGTTCCAACTTGACCTCTAGCCCCTACCCCAGTCAACGCCAACGTAATATTGGATTTAACCGTTCCGACACTGCCCGTAGCTTGTACGCCACTTTCAGTTGGGTTATTTGTCTCTGTAACATCACCAACCGCACCAGAAGCCTCAACGCCCGTTAAAGGGATGACCAGCGTAGCGCCAACATCACCAACCAAGCCTATCGCTAAAACACCTGTCTCTGACGGGCTGTTAGTCTCAGTGACATCCCCCACTTCACCCAAAGCTGAAACACCCGAAAGTGCAGCTTCTTTGGCATAAATAACCGTACCAACATCACCTGTGGCGCTTACCCCAGTAAGAGCAATAGACCTTTCAGCTACGCTGACTGTGCCTACTTCGCCATAAGCCTCAACATGTTCTAAACCAGCTTCAACACCAAAAACACCAATTGCGCCTACATCACCATATGACTCAACGCCAGTCAGCGCAATGCTTCGGTCGCCTACAGATACAGTACCAACTGCGCCGTAAGCTATAACCCCAGTTTCAGTAGCGCCACCTGTCTGGGTAACTGTACCTACCGCACCTGCCGCACTAACACCTGTCAATGCAACTTCAAAATCAGCCGAACTGATACTACCTACCGCGCCAGACGCTTCAACACCAGTTAATGTGTCGCCTTTGGTAAATACGACATCCCCAACTGCGCCAGTAGCTACAACCCCCGATAAGCCAATCAGATGGTCATCGATGAGGCTATCCACATAACCCGAACCAAATACACCAGTCAGAGCAAAACTGCGATCCCCGACCGCTACAGTACCAACTGAGCCTTCGGCAGCAACACCACTCAAATCTACAGTGCTGATTTCAACAACATCACCAACCGAACCAGATGCGTTAACTCCGCTTAATGCTGGAGAAGTAACTTCCGCAACCGTCCCTACCGCGCCAGATGCCTGAACGCCGGTAAGAGCGACAATAATCGTCTGCCCCGCAAGCGAGGAGAACGGCGCACCTGCGAACGGGGCTATTCCAAACATGGGCTACACGGCGGAGTTACCCGCCGTCCTCATTAGGTTGTAGCCAAGCGGAGCAACGCTGTCGATGTGGTGTTAGAAGGCATGGTCAAAGTAAACGTACCAGCGGTAATTGTTTGCGAACCAAAGGTATGAACACTGACGGCCTTGTTAGAAGCCGATGAGTTATAGATCAACACCGCATCAAAAGCCGTAGTCAAAGTTACGGTCGTATAGGTAATACTGGCTGAAGGCGTCCAGTATGCAGTACCAGCAGTAGATGATGTATTTGTAGACAACGGAGATGTGCCGTTTGTAACAGTCACGCCACCAGCAGAGTAACCTGCGCCTGTCACTTCACCAGAACTAGAATACGCTGTAGTAGCGGCATTCTGTGTAGCCGACGCCAAATACAAAGCAGCTTTAAATGTGTTGCCTGTACCAGTCGTAAAGTTGTGCGTAGCCGTCATCAGTTCTTGCATGAACGATGTGCACATTGCTTGAGTATTTGCCATGATTGGCTCCTTAGTTAAAAGATGCGGCTTCAGCCGACAGTGTTACGGATTTCTTCAACGCAACATGAACAGAGCGATGAACTAATTCACCCTCATGCCAATACTCAACCCATGTTGTGTACTCGTTGTCATTATCAACGAAGCCTTCTTTTTTCTCAAGAAGAGATTCGTCCATTTCGCCTTTGGTAGTTGTAACCAATGCCATATTTTCTCCTTACGTTATTCGGATAAGTGCGGTTTCGGGATCATTTGTGGGCAATTGAATCGTAAATGATTGACCCAACATTGTCTGGTCAATACCAAAATTCAATACGCCTACTGATTTATTGCTTTTGGTGACGTTATAAATTAACGCTCCACGCGTAGCAAAAGTAGCTCCTAACCACTCGGGGTTAGTGAAACTAACATATGCAATACCTTGCCCTAAGAGCACCGTGACGTTTGTCAACACCAAGCCCGTAGCCGTGTATCCCGTACCTGATACTTCGTTTGTGCTGGTGTAGACCGTTGTTGTTGGGCCTAGGATAGCAGAGGACGTATACAAAGCAATTTTGAAAGTGTCTGTTGAAAAGTCATGCACTCCAAGCAGCAACTGCTGCTTGAAACTGTCTGTGAGTCCTGCTGTAATCATGCGTTATCTCACCGGTAGTTTGACTTGACCATCGCGATAAGCATCGCCACGTTGCTTGCCGTCGCCCAAATTCTTCAACAAGCCCAGCGCTTCTTGGTATTTGCCGTTGTACAGCGCCAGCATGTCTTGCTCACCCTTCATGTAGGTATATGCTTCGACCAAGCAGCCGTAGAGCAGCGCTGTGTCAAAGTTATCGCCTAACCAAGAAGTACCCGCAGTCACAATGGACGGTGGATAGTAGTAGAAATGCAATTCTGCTAAATAATTTGCGTCAGGTGTTGGACCAACAATAAATGTCAATTCATTTACATTAGAAATATTTGGACCAAACAACGCATAGTACTTAGGCTGAGCACGGTAGTTGGCCGCTGGATACACTTCACGAATAAAGTTGACATCCTTGTTTATCAAGTATATGTAATCGCCTTGGATAGACATGGTGCCCGATACTGTGCCGCTATTTGCAACAGACAAGGTCAACGTTGTGCCGTTAATCAATGTAATTGCAGCGGCTGTACCAATTCCGGTACCTGTGACATATTGCCCCACTCCTAAGCCAGAAGCACTGGACACCACAATCGTAAAAGCACCTGAAGTACCGGTAGCCGTTGGGGTGTTGTAAGGATAAACAGCTAACGAATACGCGGATAAAAAATCGTCAGGGCAAGCGACATATTTATTGCCCGCCTGCAGGTTTCCCGTCATGTTTCTGCGCAGATTAGAAATCTGCACTGTGTTATAGATGCGCTGCTCCGCCTGCTTGGTAAAAGTGGCAAGATCAGTCACACTGAAACTCGTGTTCTCAGTGTAGGCTTCAATAGCAGCAACAAGTTCCGTGTATGTCATGTGATGCTCGTCGTAACGGGGGATAGCACTGCAGCCGCCCATAAGGGCTTTGCATACGGCATCGGCATCATTCCGATACTAGCAAACGAAGTATCAGCCGTGAACCCGACGTAGACGGTAACCCCAAGTCTACTCTCTGGGCGAGGTTGTTGCAAGGCCTGTGGTTCATTTATTGAACGCTTTGGCTCCAACTGTGGGTGCTTGGGCTCATAGCACTCAGGACAAACCTTAAAGCCTGTCCATTCCTTGATAAGCGTATTGAGTTTGTACCGTTGGCCACACCTGTCGCACAGCGCAATTGCAAACTTGCCTGATACATAGGCCATTTCTTACCTCTGCGTGTACGTAGGTACCACAAAGAAGCCCGAACGCTCACGGTCCTCGGCTGCTGCACGTGCAAACTCTTCTTCGTACATTTGCTTGAGCAGCATGACACGATCAGGAGCCTTTTTGACCGCCAAATAATACGCCAAGCCGGCTGCTAAACAGGGCAAGAAGCGAAAGGAAATGTCGGCTGTGTTTGTAAATGCACCTGCGTTATCCATGCGAAGAATTGCATAGTAGACAAGCGTCCATGTCTGCGTCGCATCAGGAGCAGGGTACAAAAATACTTTAGCCGGTATTGTGCGCTGAATATAGTATTGCGCAGGACGTGACTGAGTCAGCTTATTAGGTACATGCAGCCACTCTGCGCGGCCTATACGGTCAATTGTGATGTCCTGCTGGGTAGACTGGCCTGCATTGGTACGAATCACGGCTGAGAGGCCATCAATCGTGTCTGAAGGCAGATCATACTCATACACGCCCGGCGTCAAAACCTGCTGGCGCTGCTCAATTGTCCAGAGGTTTAATCCCCTGTTGGCCCACTCTGCAAAGATCAAATTGACAGAGCGAAGCGCGGTCTTCATGTCGTAACCGTCGCGCACCTCAATGCCGCAGCGCTCATACGCCTCAGCGATGAGGTCGTCAAACTGCAGATCGAAGTTAGTTACGCCAGAAGTGGTCATCTTAATAGATCATTGCTGTGCGGGCACGGGCTGCACCAACACCACGGACGGCAACTTTATCGCCTTCCAATTTCTTGACGTTTTGGTTCAGTGTTTTACCCTGTGACTGGCCCATACCAGCAACCATGCCACCCTTAGCAAAGCCTTTTTTAGCAATGCCTTCGCCTTTTTTGGCAAGACCGCCGTCTTTGTAACAGTTTTTCATTTCGCCACCTTCTCTAAATTTTCTGCCTTTACTGGCCTTGCTGAAATCCATCGCCACAGACTGTGGGATGCCTACTTTCTTTGCAAATGCAGGGTTATGTGCTGCTGCATCCATCAATCTCTTTTGTTTTTTACTGACTGCGGGCATTTGCTGCTCCCATTAAACGGTCTAACTTTTCGTCCAACCTGTCTAGTCTATCCAAAACACGGTTGATGTCTGCATGGACTTCAGCTTTGGTTACATATTCCTTGGCAATTTCTTCGCGGGTGCGATTGATCAGGATCTGAAGACGATTAATTTCGTCAGACTTATCTTTTAATACCCACCCAACAACGCCTAAAAGCGCCGTCAAGCCGATGTTCCATAGCATCAGTTCCATTTCAGCACTCCGCCTTTTCGCTGTTCTTGTACTTTTCCCATGCGGGATGATCTGCTGAAGCATACAAGTATTGTGCTGCAAATTCAAGTAGCATCGGATCATCTCTAAAGTGACCTAATCCACGATTACAGTGATTGCATAACATACCACGAACTTGCCCAGTTAAATGATCATGATCCACTACCAAAGGCTCATTAGAGCCACAAATCACACACTCTGTGACTGTGGTTTTTATTTCATGTAATTTCTCATCTGAAATAACTGCTCTAAATTTTCCACGACAGTTGCTATTGCGATATGTAGCCCGGCATTCACGGCACCAGCTATCTAATCCATTACGTTTTTTATTGTGTAATGGAAAAAACTCACTGGTTGCAGGTTTTTCTGCATGGCAGCGCGTACAACTTAGCATTTCCATGCTTTTAACGCCAACGCTTTACGTGTCGGGCGTCCTTTTTCATCCTTCATAGGGCCTTCCATGCCCCCCATTCTGGCGCAAAAAGAATCTCGTTGTGCCGCATCCTTTTTTGTTTTAGGATTGGGCGCAGGAGGCTTTAAATTCATCCCCTGCGCTTTAGCCGAAGCGCGACCTTTAGCATTTAACCCGCCACTGGGACTTTTGCCTTCTTTCCGCTGCCAAGCGGGAGACTTAGCCATGATTAATACATCTTGCAGGGCTTGTTACGTGCCATGCCTACACCACGGGGCGTAG